ATGAGCGAGACGCTCCGCGATCTTGTGGTATCGCTGTCGCTGAACAGCGATAACTTCACGCGCAACATCAAATCCATCAACAAACAGATCCAGGAAGCGGAGTCGGCATTTCATCTGGCTTCCGCCGGTGTGGAGAATTTCGAGACGACCACGGCGGGGCTGTCTGCAAAACTGTCCACGCTCCAGCGCACCTTCCAGCTTCAGCAAGATGCGGTCGGACAGTATGAGCGTGCGCTTCAGCAGGCCAGCGATAAGCTGCAGGAGTGCTACAACCGCCAGAATGACTATGCCCAGCGGCTGGTGGATGCGAAGGACAAACAGCAGCAGCTGAAAGCAGAAGTGGCAAGCGCTGCGCAGGCGTATCGGCATTACAGGAATACGCTGGGCGAGACGGATTCCGCGACCATTGCGGCGAAGGCAAACCTGGACGCCTACAAGGATGAGTATCGCTCTGCCGTTCAGGAAGTCAAAAAGCTGGAAGGCCAGAATGTCGCGCTGAAAAAGAGTACCCAAAATGCAGCGGACGCATTCTCTTCGGCGCAGAGCAAGCTCAACGGCGCGAAGGGCGCGGTTAAAGAGACCGCTGCCGAAATCGATCAGTGTAACCGCCAGCTCGCTCTGACCCGCACCGGCTGGGCGTCTGCCGGAGAAGCAATTCAGACCAGCCAGCGCAGCATCGCTTCTATCGGCAAACAGATGAAAACCGCCGAGAGCAGCTATCGTCTGGCTGCGGCAGGCGTGAAGAATTTTGATAAATCCGCTGCCGGGCTGACCGCGAAGCTGACGCTGCTTCAGGAGAAACTGGGGCTGCAGCAGAAGGCGGTTGCTGAATATGAAAAGGCGCTGGCCGCCGCAAAAGAACAGCTGCAGGCTGCGCAGCAGGTCAACGACCCGGATAAAATCCACGAAGCCACCGATGCGGTGCAGGATGCGGAGACTGCGCTCAACAATGCCCGCGCTGCGGTAAAGCAGACGCAGGCGGACATCGCCAGCTGCAATAAAGAGCTGAAAACGGCGCAGTCCGAATGGACGAAGGCCGGGAAAAGTCTGGAGTCCTTCGGCAAATCCTGCGATAACGTCAGCAAAAATCTGAACAAAGCGGGAAAACTGCTCTCCACTACGCTGACCACGCCCATTGTGGCGCTGGGCACGGCAGCGATCAAGTCCTCAATTGACTTCGAATCGTCCTTCGCTTCCGTTCGCAAAACCGTGGATGCAACGGAGGCGCAGTTCGATCAGCTGGCGGCTACGTCGAAGAAAATGTCTACCGAAGTTGCGGCGGGTACGGACGAGATCAACGAAGTCATGGCCAGCGGCGGTCAGCTGGGCGTTGCGACCGAGCATCTTTCCGACTTTACTCGCGTCATGATCGATCTGGGCAATTCCTGCGAAGACCTGAACGCAGGCGACGCAGCGACCACTATTGCCCAGTTCGCCAATATCATGGGTACCAGCCAGAGCCAGTTTTCCAATATTGGTTCCACGCTGGTGGATCTGGGCAACAACTTCGCCACGACGGAAAAGCCCATCATGGAAATGGCGCACCGTATGGCCGGCGCGGGCAAACAGGTCGGCTTGACCGAAGCGCAGGTGCTGGGTTTTGCGGCGGCGCTGTCCTCCGTGGGCATCGAAGCCCAGATGGGCGGCTCTGCTTTTTCCAAAGCCTTGATCAAGATGGAAGTTGCTTCCGCGACAGGCGGCGATGCGCTGGAGGATTTCGGCAAGGTCGCCGGGATGACCGGACAGCAGTTCAAGGCCCTGTGGGACAGCGATCCCGCCGCCGCGTTCCAGTCGTTTATCGTGGGCCTGTCCAAACTGGACGATGAGGGCGAAAGCGCTATCGCGGTGCTGGACGAGATTGGTATCAAAGAGGTACGCCTGCGCGACACCATGCTCCGTGCTGTCAACGCCACCGACCTTTTCTCCCGGGCGCAGAACATGGCGACCAGCGCATGGAAAAAGAACACTGCGCTGTCCGAGGAAGCAAATAAGCGTTACGCCACCACGGAGAGCAAGCTGAAAAATCTCAAGAATACGGCGCTGCTGTTCGGGCAGCAGATCGGTGACGATCTGAACCCCACCATCCGCAGCCTGATCGACGGCGCGGAGGAGCTTTTGCAAAAGTTCCTTTCCATGGACGAATCCCAGCGGAAGCAGATCATTCAGTTCGCGGCTTATGCCGCCGCTGCCGGGCCGGTGCTGCTGGTACTGGGCAAAATCACGAAGGGCGTAGGCTCCGTATCCACTGCTTTCGGCAAGTTCGCCACGTCAGTTGGCAAAGCAGGCGGCGGCTGGAAGGGATTTCTGACGGTTTTGGGCAAGTCTCCCGCCGTATGGTTTGCCGTCGCAGCCGCAGTGGTCGCAGGAACCATTGCACTGGCGGACTACGTTTCCGGTGCGAAGCAGGCGCGGGAAGCGCTGGAAGGCATGGAAGAGACGGCGAAGCAGTGGAAAGACATCGCAGCAGAGACCTTCTATGGCAGCAGCGAAGGTCTATCCTTCTTTGGTCTGTCGGAGAGCGATTTTGTACGGGATCAGCAGTCCGCGCAGGACTGGCTGGACGGTCTGCTGGCTGTCTGGTCGGACGGAGAAAAAGAGAGCAATGAGATCGTCGCCCACTGGACGGATTCGTTCAAAACGCTCACCGCTTCCACTCGGGATGAACTGACGGCGCTGAAAAAAACTGCCGATAAGAACGGCTATACCAGTGTCTCCAAGGGGCTGGCAGCGGACATTCAGACGCTGGATCAGATGGACGCGGAGATCGAGCGGCTGCTGAAGAAGCGACAGAATGGTTTTTTCTCCGAAAAAGACCAGATTCGTCTGCAAGAACTCATCGACACCCGCGAGGCCATTGAGGTCAAGTATCATCTGACTCCGGAGGAAACAGGCGGCTTTGAGACCATCGCTCAGAAGGTCGAAGCGGAAGTTGCCCGCGCACAGGCGCGCGGTAAAACGGATGCGGATACGTCCGTCTATGAAAACGCCGTGAAAGCTGCTGCCGAAGGCATGGCGGCGATCAACGCTCAGATCGATGAGCGCTACGACAAGGAATACGGCCTCATTCAGCTGATTGACGATGAAACAGAACGCCAGAAAGCGCTGGAAGACCTGAACGCACGCTATAACGAGGAACGAAAAGCCGCCGCGCAGGAATACGCCGAAACGCTCTCTTCCATCGTCATGCCCGTATGGAGCCAGCCGGAAATCCAACAGGCCAGCCAGCAGGTGGACGAGCTGTTCACGAAGCTGCGCGAATACAGCATGGCCGGTGAGAGCGAAAAGCCCGCGCTGCTGGCGGATCTGCAGGCGCTCTCTTCCAGTATGGATGAGGGGGCTCTTGCAGAATATCTCTCCCTGATGACGCAGATCCAGTCCCTGCTGGACAGCGGCATGAGCGAAGCCGAAGTACAGGCGCTGTTTCCGGACATCGACTTTTCTTCGCAACTGGATCAGTTCGCGGGAATCGTCAGCTATCTGGATCTCATCAAGACCGACCTGCCCGGTTTGTACAGTATGTTCGGCGAAGCGCTGCCCGAAGAGGTGCTGAAAATCGCCACCGACCTCGACATGACCGGCGCACAGGCGCGATGGGATGAATTTGCCCAGAACCCCGGCGCGATTACCACCGAAGCCATTATTACCGGGTTGTCTACCGGCGATCAGCAGGTTAATGTGGATGCCTTTATTTCCAGCTATACTGAAATTCCCGAAGGAGCCAGCACAGCTGCCCTCACGCCCAAGGGGCTGATCGCCTATGTCGAAAAGTACGCAGAAGTTACCGGCGGTGCGGATGTATCGGGACTGACCCCGGAGATCGCGGAATGTCTGGTGGCGGGTTACAAAGAGCTTGCCTCCGGCGCGGACGTATCCCTTCTGAAACCGGACGAAATCGTCGCCTATGTTTCAAACTATGCGCAGCAGCAGGGTGTAGACATTTCCGCGCTTTCGCCTGAAGGATTGACTGCCTTCGTCATGGCCTATGAGGAAGCGACGGGCGGCGCGCTTACAACAGCGCTGACTCCGGACGATGTAACCGCCATGGTGGCAAAATACCTGCAGGCGGAGAACGTCGATCTTTCCGCGCTTACGCCGGATCAGATTGAGGCCATCGTCAGCAGGTATGCCGAGGCGACGGGCTGTGACAAATCCCAGCTGCTTCCCTCCCTGACTGCCTATATCACGGAATACAGGGAAGCTGAAGGGGTCAGCATACCCAAGCCGAAAACGCAGGTCATTATCACGGGCTATGACTATCTGGCCTATCGCCAGCTTCAAAGCAATCCCGACCTGACGCTGGAATTGCCTGTGCGTCTGGGTGAATTGCCGGATGGCGAGCTGGATCGCCTGATGGCGGACGGGAAGGTGAAATTCTGGAAGGACGGTATGGAGGTGCCCATTGAGGCGGTGCCGGATGGAACCATTGACGCAAGCACCGTGGCCAGCCTTGATCAGGACGGTACGCTGCACATCCTGATCACGCCCGAAATCACTGGTACGAAGGAAGCGATTGACGTGCTCTCGCCGGTGGTAGACGAAGTCTACCAGTTGGGCGGCACATGGAAGGAAGCGCTGGCAGGCGTTCGCCCCACCACGACAATGGACATGGTGGATAGCGGCCTAAAGCGGATTCAGTCTTATCAGGAAACGCTGGACTACAACTGGTGGGACAAGTTCTGGGCTTCCTTATTTGGCGCATCTACGAATCTGGGCGGCCTCGACCAGAGCATGAAATCGGACTTCAATGCGAACAGAGTGGCAGAGTTGTCCGCCTATGTTGCGGAAATGGTCAGCGCCATTCAGCAGGGCGAACAGGTTCCCAAAGAAGATCTGGAAAATCTGCAGGCCATTGTGGAATTCCTGAATGGGTTGGATGTAACCGGCACGGGCGCGCATATTCGCGAGGGCATCGCACAGGGTATGACGGAAGCCGGCTTTGACAGCGATGCGGAGACGGTGGCTTCCAATCTGGAAACCGCGCTGAACACTGCGCTGCAGATTGAATCACCCTCCAAACGAGTAAAGCCTACCGGCGAATATGTTGCAGCAGGCGTTGGCGAGGGTATGAGAGGCTATGACTTCTCCGCTGATGCACAGGGTATGGCTTCCGGCATTGAATCCGCATTGCAGACCGCTTTGACGGGCGAAAGCCTGAAGAGCGCCGGAAATACCGCAGCGCAGGGGCTGGGCAGCGCAATGCTCGCTTATCCCATGTCCGATACAGGCCGTGCCGTTGCAGCGAATGTGCGCTCGGCAATTCAGACCAGCCTGAACAGCAGTACCCTGCGCTCTGCTGGGGTAAACGCTATGGCGGGACTAAGAGCAGGTATCCTTTCCGGGCGCTCCGGCGTGATCTCCGCCATGCGCTCTGCCGCCCGCGAAGCCGTGAACGCGGCAAAGAAGGAACTCAAGATCAAGAGTCCTTCGCAGGTGTTCCGGGACGAAGTGGGCGTAATGACCATGCGCGGCTTTGGCGCGGGCGTGCTGAAGGAAAGCAAAGAGCAGGCGAAGGTCATCCGCAACGCATCCCGCTTCCTGACGGGCGAAGCACAGACCGGCGCGATTGTCACAAACAGCAGCGATAACAGTAAAACTTACAACAGTAACGTGTCCTCGACTATTCAGGTACAGCAGATGATGGTGCGAGACGAGCAGGATATCCGCTCACTGGCGGTAGAAATTGCGACGCTGACCCGAAGACAGCAGCGCGGAAAGGGGCTGAGAATGGCATGAACGACTGGTTCTCTTGGAACGGGAAAAAGTGTACGGAATACGGCATTCATGTGCTGGAACAGCCGCCGATCACCATTCCCGCCGAACGCGCAACATTTACCAATGTGCCCGGCAGACCGGGCAGCCTGACGCTGCTGGAAGGCGACGACGTTTATGACGATTTGATTCTGACCGCGCAGTGCATGATTTCTGATCCGGGCAATATTCGCAGCATCGCTTCCTACCTGAAGGGAAGCGGGAAAGTCGCCTTCGCCCACAGGCCGGGCGGCTTTTATTATGCTCGGATCGTGAATCAGATTCCGTTTGAGAAAATCCTGCGCGGCAATCCGCATCGATCCTTCGCGGTGAACTTCCGCTGCAAGCCCTTCTGGTATCAGGAGAATGTGCCGGAGATCACCGTAACGGCCTCCAGCACATTCGTCAATAATCCCGGCAGCGTCTATTCCGAACCGGTCATCACGGTGCATGGCTCCGGCGAAATCACGCTCATGGTGGGCATGACCATTGTGGAACTGGACGGCATCACGGACAGCATTACGCTGGACAGCCCGCTCATGGAAGCCTATCAAGGTGTGGTCAGCATGAACAGTTGCATGAGCGGGGATTTTCCGACGCTGCTGCCGGGTCAGAACGCCATTAGCTGGACGGGCAACGTGACGAAAGTCGTCATTCAGCCGAATTGGAGGTATCTGTAATTGCTTCTGCTTGCTGATTTTACTTCAGTGTGTTATACTTTGATCGATAAATCGGAATTTGTGAGGAAACGTATATGAGCACCAGAAAAGAAATAGTAAGCAGCTTTTATGGCCGATATGACGAAGACGGACGGACTACAAGATCGCGGCACGGCCAGCTGGAATTCTGCACAACGATGAATTATATCCACCGCTATGCAAGCGAGGATTCAGCAATTCTTGAAGTTGGCGCTGGAACGGGAAGATACTCCATTGCCCTTGCAAGCGAAGGCATGAATGTGACAGCGGTTGAACTGGTCGAGAGTAATCTCGCCGTTCTCAGAGAAAACAGCAAAGGAATGGCAAATATCCAATCTTTCCAAGGAGATGCTACAGATCTGAGCCAATTCTCAGATAACACTTTTGATGTAACGCTGTTCTTTGGCCCCATGTATCACTTGTATGAGAAGGATGAAGTGAATTGTGCGATTGATGAGGCGATTCGGGTCACAAAACCAAACGGAGTAATTCTGTTTGCCTTCATGTCCGTGTTTGCGATAATGTATGCGAATTATTTCTACGGAAACTGGGCTGAAGGACAAGCAGAAAACTTTACAAAGGATTATCAGGTAAGGCATTTCAAAGAACAGCTGTTTACAGGATATGATGTTACAGATTTCGAGGGACTTTTTCGTGAGAAGCCTGTCAAATGGATAACAACAGCAGGTGTGGACGGACTGATGGAGCCGATCGAAAAGCGTCCTGACTTTTCTATGACCGATGAGGAATTTGAAGCCCTTGCTGAATGGTATCTGGCTTTTTCCGAAAAGAGAGAGCTATTAGGCAACACAAATCATCTTCTCTATATTTGCCGTAAGCAGGCATAAGGCATAGACAAATTCCAGTTTATCTTTTGAGCGTCCGCCGACTGGTTGGGCGCTTTCTTTATGCCCTGAAGGAGGTGATTTTTCCTGATCTGTGTATATCCCGCCGACTGCACCGACTTTTCGAACAATGGCCTCGGCGCAGTCACGCCCATGAGCTGCACCGTGACCGAAACGCTGAACGGCGAATGGGAGCTTACGCTGGTGCATGACATTGACGAGCGCGACAAATGGACGCGGCTTTCGGAGGGCTGCATCCTTCGTGCGCCTGTGCCTGCCGCCATGACTCCCAGCGTCGATCTGGTGGCGCAGCAGTACCAGACCAGCACCTACGACGTGCAGATCTATAAGATCACGACCAAGAGCGGGCCGCTGCGCCTGCGTTCTGGTACAGGCACGAATTACCGCATCTTGGGCAAGTACAAAAAGGGCCGTGAGGTGATCGTACTCAATAAAACCACATCCAACTGGTATGAGGTGACAGCCCCGGATGGTAAGCACGGCTATATGGCTTCGCAGTACCTGACCTTCCAGCGCACGGAAACGCAGACGGTACAGACGAATGTGGGCTTTCACAATCAGGTCATCGAAGCCCGGCAGCTGCGGGATCAGCCCTTTCGCATCTACCGCGTGGTGCCGGAACTGGATAAAGTAACGGTCTACGCCCGGCATATTTTTTATGACCTGCTCGATAACATGATCAAGTCCCTGAAGCCCTCGTCCTCTGCGGTGGGGGCTTCTGTCGTGCAGAGCTTGTCGGGAGCGTGCCTGTCAAGCCATGATTTTTCGTTTTATTCCGACCTGACTTCAACCGCCGAGGACGTGGAGTGGGAAAACATCAATCCCGTGGAAGCCATGCTGGGCGAAAACGGGCTGGTGAGCAAGTACGGCGCGGAGCTGGCTCGTGACTGGTACGATGTGTTTCTGGTCAGGCGCGTGGGCAACAACACCGACGTGTCCATCCGGGAGAAAAAGAACCTGACCGGCATCTCCTACGACGTGGATGAAACGGATGTGGTCACCCGCATCATGCCCACTGGCGAGGATGCGGACGGGAACATTCTGTATCTGCCGGAACTCTACATCGACAGTCCGAATTTGAATGCTTATACCCATCCGAAATGGATTCATCTGCCGGTATCGGAAGCCAAGGAAGTCACGGACGGCGACGAGCCGAAAAGCAAAACCCAGTGCTATGCCGAAATGCGCAAGGCCGCGCAGGATGAATACGCCAAGGGCTGCGATCTGCCTACGGTCACGCTGAAAGTGGATTTTGTGAATTGCTCGGATGCCGAAGAATATAAGCAGTATGCCGCGCTTACGGATATTTTCCTCGGTGACAGCGTGCGCGTCATTGCCCGGCGCATCGGCGTGGAAGTGTCCATGAGGATGACGCAGTACACCTACGACTGTCTGACCAGGAAATACACTTCCGTGACGCTGGGTACGGCAGCAGATACGCTGGAAGGCAGCATAATTTCTTCCCGCCAGCTGCCCTCCGGCGTGATTTCCGGCAGCAAGCTGGCCATCAATTCCGTGGGTGCGGGGCAGCTGCAATCCGGCTCGGTGGGCAGCCTGCAGGTGAAGATGGCGGCGATTCAGACCGCACACATTCAGAACGCGGCTATCACGAAGGCAAAAATCGCCGAGGCCACCATCGGCGAACTGAACGCCACGGCCATTACGGCGATCTCCGCGAAGATACAGGAATTGGCCGCAAAGAACATCACCACAGACGAGCTCTATGCTGCGCTGGCCACCATCGCCGTGGCGCAGATTACCGCCGCCAATATTGAAAAGGCAAATATCAACTGGGCGGACATCGGCGAGCTGGCGGCGCAGATTGCGACCATCGCGAAGGCGCAGATCAATACCGCCAACATCACGCAGGCCAATATTGACTGGGCAATTATTACGAATTTGAACGCCGAAATTGCGAAAATAGCGAAAGCGCAGATTACCGCAGCCAACATCGAAAGCGCTGCGATTGATTGGGCTTCCATCAAAGACCTGAACGCCGCCGTCGCGAAGATTGCGCTGGCACAGCTGACCACGGCGAATATTGCCAATGCGGAAATTGACTGGGCCAGCATCACCCAGCTGCAGGCGGACATTGCCAAGCTGGTGAGTGCGGATATTCAGACTGCCGACATCGACTGGGCGCAGATCAAGGATTTGACCGCAGGCACGGCGATTATCGAAAAGGGCGTGAACGGCAAGCTGTATGTGGCTAACCTCGCCGTGACCGAGGCGAACATGGCTTCGCTGACCGTGGGTGAGCTCATCATCAAGGGTACAGACGGCTGCTTCTACGCGCTGTCCATTGCTGAAGACGGCACGGTCACTACTGAGAAAAAGAGCGTTGGCGATGCGGATATCAATGACAATTCTGTTTCGGGCGGCAAGCTCATTGAGAAAACCATTACTGCCCGCGAACTGAATGTCGCATCCATTTTCGCAGACGAAGCGCTGGTTGGCGCAATCACCGCCGCGAACATCGACGTGTCCAGCCTGTTCGCCGCTGAAGCATTCATTGCCCAGCTGAATGCTGTGGATATCTCCGGCAACGAATCCCTGCGGCTGGTGGTGGATGAGGCAAAGGACGAAGCGCTGGATGCGACCGGCGAAGCCGTTGCACAAATCGCCCTGACGGCGGAGCAGATTCGCAGCGAGGTGAAGCGGGATTACGCCACCAACGACCAGATGTCACAGGTTACAGAAACCCTGTCCACCCTCGCAGAGCAGTCCGAAAACAACTTCACATGGACGGTAACCAAGGTCAATGAGATCATTGAGGATGCTGCGGCGAATGACAGCCTGACGCGGGAGCAGCTGAACCTGATCCACACCTATATGCGCTTCGGCGAGGACGGGCTGACCATCGGCAAGGCGGGCAACCCGCTGACCTTCCGCGTGATCAACGACCGGCTGGCGTTCTATATGAACGATACCGAGGTGGCTTATCTCAGCGACAACAAACTGTATGTGACGCAGGCGGAGATTCTGGCGCGACTGCAGATCGGCAAATTCGCCTACGAGCCGCAGTCCAACGGCAATCTGTCCGTGATCTACACGGGATAAGGAGTTTTCATGGCAACCACAGTTTCCTACAGCGCGTCCATGCGCACGCGCAAGACCAACTCGGCCAGCAATGCGAAAAGCTCCGCCGCCAGTCAGGAGTACTACGAGAATACCTACAATTATGTCGGCATCGTGCATTTCGCTGGCATGGCGCTGAGCGGCAAGGTCATCACGGGGATTTCCCTGCGCATTGTGGCGGCGCAGGCGGGTTACGGCACCGGCCATACCAAAACCGTGTATGTCCGAAAGTCCAATTACCAGTCCGCGTCCCAGTCGGGTATTACGGGTCTCGGCTATTGCGGCGACGCGCTGGGCACATTCACCGGTGCGTTCTACGGCAACACCAGCACTTATACCCTCAGCGGCGAACTGCTGAACAATCTGGCGGCGTACATCGCGGAAGGCAACAATACCATTTGCCTCTACAATCCCAGCCCGGTCAAAAGTTCGCAGGGGTACTCCACAAACTACCTGCAATGGTCGGAATGTACCATCACGGTGACGTATGAGGAAGCCGCGTCCAAGCCGACGCTGAACAAGTACTCTCTGACCATGGGTACGGCGGTCACGATCTATACGAACCGGCAGAGCAGCATTGCTACGCACACTGTAAGGTATTCCTTCTTTTCCGAAAGCGGGCTGATCGCTGTGGGTGTTGAGGATGAATGCGCGTGGACGCCGCCCGTTTCGCTGGCTGCGCAAATTCCGAATGCAACCTCCGGCTGGGGCACCATTCTGTGCGATACCTACGTCAACGGCAGTCTCGTTTCAACAAATACCTGTGCTTTTCAGCTGACAGTTCCCGCGTCCGTTGTGCCGTCCATTTCGTCCATATCAATCGCTGAGGCAACTGCAGGCGTTGCTGACCGTTTCGGCGGTTATGTTCGGACGCGCAGCAAGCTGTCGGTCGGCATCACGGCGACGGGCGCACAGGGCAGCAGCATTTCGGCCTACAGAACGAGCATCGACGGCGTGACCTATTCAGGCTCGTCCTTCACGACGAACACATTGAATACGGCGGGCAATCTCACAATGACCGTAACCATTACTGACTCTCGCGGACGCGCGGCCAGCGCTACCCGCACCGTCACCGTGCTGGACTACTCGCCGCCGTCGCTTTCGCAATTTACCGCTGAACGCTGCAACGCGGACGGCACAGTTGCCCAGACGGACGGTACGAAGGTGCGCATTTCCGCAAAGGCGAGCGGCTCGTCTGTGGGCGGTAAGAACACGCTGGCCTGCACGGTGTACTACAAGCTGTCCAGCGCCGAATCGTGGGTTTCCGCTGTGACGCTCACGCCCAGCGACTACGTCATTACTGCGACCAACCGGCTGCTTTCTCCGACCTTCGATGCGCTGAGCAGCTACGACATCAAAATCCGTGTGCAGGATGTGTTCTACTATATCGAGCAGATGGTGTCCATCGGCACAAAGCAGGTCATGATGGATTTCTACAAGGATGGCTCCGGCGTCGCCTTCGGAAAGGTTGCAGAGAATGCTGGCAAGGTGGAATTTGGCTGGCCGCTGCTGCTTTCCGAGCCGCTGGGCGTGGATCAGGGCGGCACGGGCGCTGAAACCGCGTCCGCCGCCTGCACGAAGCTGGGAACCGTGAAGAAATCCGGCGACACGATGACCGGCAACCTTGCCATTTCGGGCTATCTGTACCCATCGCTGTACCTGCTGCCCACCTACAACAGTACGACAAACCGCACCGTTTTTGAAGGCAGCTATGTTGGCGCTTCTTCCTTTTCCTCATGGGAGGACGGCACAGGCAACAACCGCCGAATGCTGGAAGTGCGCAATGCGGCGTATCAGGCGAGTCTGGATTTCGCCGTGCTGCTGCGCACCTGCGACGGCGGCACATGGGCCTCCTATCGCCTGTTCCATGCGGGCATGGCAACGCCGATTCCGCTGGCCAACGGCGGCACAGGCGCGAGCAGCGCAAAGGCGGCGCTTTCCAACCTCGGAATCTTCTATTCCGCTTCGCTCCCCAGCAGCGGTACGGACGGGCAGATATGCCTTGTGCCGGTCTGATGAGGTGAAATCATGGGTACGTTTTCGGCGACGGCCAACAGCAGTTCAACAATCGGCTACGCGCAATATGGTTCCTCTTCATGGAGCACGGGAAGCAGCAGCGGCGCGTGTCAGGGTGCGTATCAGGGCACGACGGCAGCGAAATCGCGCGTGGGCGTAATGGTGTTTAACGGCGCGGGCGCGGCGCTCAAGGGCAAGCTCATTCAGAGCATTACCCTGACAATTACCTCATCCGGCGCTGGTTCCGGCTCGTCTTCGAAGAAGTTGACCTTCTGTCAGGCCAATTACCAGAGCCTGAACACCGGCGTTCGCGGCTCCGCGCAGGTGGGCGCAACGCTGGGCACGCTGACCGGCAAGTTTTACAGCAATACCGTCACGCACACGCTGAATGCTTCCAGCAACGCCGCGCTGTTTGCCGCGATGAAGGCATATTTCGAGGCGGGCAACTCGGTTCTGGTGCTGTACAACGGGGAAACCTCGTCCAGCAGCGGCTATTCCAGCAACTACGCCCACGTCACGAGCTGCACAATTTCGGTGACCTACATCGACGCGGTGGTCTGGTACCGGGACGGCGGCACATGGCGGCAGTGCACGGTCTGGTACCGGCTAAACGGCGCGTGGGTGCAGGTGATTCCTTATTACAATTCAGGCGGCGCATGGGTGCGCGTCTGAGGGAGGTGATTTTTTGAAAGAACTCTTTGAACAGGTCATTGCGCTCAAGAACTACGACCTGAAATCGCTGCTGAACTGCATCGACCAGTACCACATTGAGGGCAAGCTGACCGACGACGAGCGGCAGGAGCTTACGCAGGCGGCTCGGGAAGGCGCGACGACAGACTACGACTATGCCGGGGAGATCAACGCACTGTGGGCGGCGGTTCGCGCCTTGCAGCAAAGCATCTCGCCGCCCGCCGAGCAGGACGAATGGCCGGAATACGTCCAGCCCACCGGCGCGGGCACAGCCTATCAGGTGGGCGACAAGGTTACCTTCAAGGGAGTTCGCTATGTTTGCCGCCTGCCGCACTGCGTATGGAGTCCGGCAGATTATCCCATAGGATGGCAGAAACAGGCATGAGCGGCTGTTCATAACGGACGGTCGTTTTTTAATGCGACAAAACACAAGGAGGACATGAAAATGAGAAACTTTTCCATTGACATCATCTGGGCAAAAATTCAGATGGCCATTACAGCCATCGGCGGCTGGATCGGGTACTTCGTGGGCGGCGTGGACGGCCTGATGACCGCGCTGCTGATCTTCATGGTGCTGGACTACATCACCGGCCTCATGTGCGCCATTGCGGACAAGAAGCTGTCCAGCGCCGTAGGCTTCAAGGGCATCTGCAAGAAGGTGCTGATCCTGATGCTTGTGGGCGTGGCGCACATTGTAGACCTGCACGTGGTGGGCACGGGCGACGCGCTGCGCAGCGCGGTGGTATGCTTCTATCTCTCCAACGAATCCGTGTCCATGCTGGAGAACGCCGCGCATCTGGGACTGCCTATCCCCGAGAAGCTCAAGTCCGTGCTGGCGCAGCTGCATGGGCGCATAGATGAAACTGATGACAAGGAGAGTGAGCAGCAATGAGCGAGAGAATCAATATCCCGTTCACTAATGAACACTTCGTCGCATTCTGCGAGAAGATGCTGGGTCAGCCCTACTGGTACGGCTCGGTCGTCTATAAATGCACTGAAAATCTGCGCGCCCGCAAGGCGAAGCAGTATCCGGCGCACTACGGTTCCAGCCGTACCGCCCGGTACCGCGACGACATTGCAAAGAAGAAGGTCTGCGCCGACTGCGTGGGACTAATCAAGGGATACAACTGGACGAATGGCGGTCAGCTGACCAGCTATGAGGCGCAGGTGAAGCACTATACCGAATATATCAAGTCCAAAGAAGCTTCAGACAACTGGCAGTTCGTGGATGTGTATACGGACAAGGGCATTACGGGCGTGAGCACCCAAAAGCGCGAGGGTTTTAACCGCATGATTCAGGATGCGCTGGCGGGAAAAATAGACCTGATCATCACCAAAAGCGTCTCCCGCTTTGCCAGAAATACCGTGGACACGCTGACTGCCATTCGAAAACTGAAAGAATACGGCGTGGAGGTCTACTTCGAGGAACAGAACATCTACACGCTGGACGGCAAGGGCGAGGTGCTGCTGACCATCATGTCCAGCATCGCGCAGGAAGAGAGCCGCAATATCTCGGAAAACGTGACCTGGGGTATGCGCAAGCGCTTCGCGGACGGCAAGGTGACCATGCCCTACGGACAATTTATGGCATGGTTCATCTGCCGGAAAGCAAAATGAGGAGAAGCAGAGATGATTTTACAAACGATTCTGGAAGGCATGGGACTTGGTATTCTGCTCATTCTGGTTTGCGCCATCGGTATCCGCACCTCAAGCGGCAGATATTACCGGGCATTGCGGCCTACGAAACCTTGCAGCGGATCATGCCGAAAGAGGAGGCGCTGCAAACCGTTCACGGCTATGTGGAGCGGCTGGCGAGGACGAGCCATAAACAGCTTGCCGCCCTGCTGCACATACCGGGGCTTTACCGCCTTGTCCCCGGCGTTTTTGTCAAGTCCACACGGAGCGTCTTCGGTCCAGCGGCAGGCTTTGACTCAAAAGAGTTGCAGGTCGGCAACGGTATATGGCGTGTGGATATGATGAAATGTCCATATCACGACACCTGCGTGGCATACGGATGTCCTGAGCTGTGCCGCTGCTTTTGCGACAGCGACGACATCAGCTACACCGGTCTGCATCCGAAGCTCATTTGGCATCGAACAAAAACGCTGGGGCGCGGCGATGACCGCTGCGACTTTTGCATGAAGATCATGAAATAAATGCACAGGAATGAAGAAAATGAAGAAAGAAGAATCAAAACAGTTCATCCACTGGTGCATTCCCGGCGCGATCGGCGGGATATTGATGGCTGCCGGCGATTGGCTGCTGGGATGTGTTCCGCTGCAGAAGACGGACACCGGAATGTTCAACAGAGCCTGTTATCTGTCCGGCGCCTACGCCTTGTGGAAGCCTGCATTGGTCGTCGGAATGGGAGCAATTGGGTGTTTTCTCTACACCTTCATGGTAAAGGCACTGAATTCGGATATTGACGCAAAGTGTAAGAAAACAAAAGCTGTCCAGTATTTTTGCGGGATATTCACTGTTGCGGTAGCCTTGGCGATTCATCTCTGGGCGGCTACGCTGGCGTGGTTTTCCACCTATCTGGGGCCGCGTATCGGAGCGGAGGCCGCCATCACAGCGGTCACGGCCTATCAGGACGGCATGCTCCCCGCAATTGCGCCGATGTACGTTCCGATGATACTGGCTTTCGGCATCCATTTCGTGATGCTGCTTGCGGGCAAGACACGGTATTCCCGGTGGATGCTGGCTTTTCACCCGGTCACATGGAATCTTCTGCTGGTTACTGTTCCTGATATTGCACAGGCTATGCAGGTGCCGGTGGCCACATGGATGTCCGTGATGAGCCAGAGCAGCACCAATACCGCCATCGTGATCTGGTGCATTGCGGCTGCGGTTTATGAGAGAAGTCACACTTAATAAAAAAGGAGTCTTGAATATGAAGCCTGACTATAAAAACTGGATTCCCAAGGGAATGCTGGTTTCGCTCATCGCGGGAACAGCACTATCGCTTGCGCTGCTGCTGGTTTTCGGCGTATTCGGCGTCTGTGTGAGCGGAAAGCTGCGCGTCGTACTGGGAGTGGTGTTCGGCATTGCCTTTGTCGTTTGTGCAAAGTACACCCAGTGGTGCGTGTATGCCTATGATGAAATCCTCCACCATGGACACATTCGCCAGCTGCGCGCTGGCCAGCGCATAATCTCGCAGCAGGATATGATCCTTCTCGGGAAGCTTTTCGTATAGCGCTTCTTCAATTTTTGCCACTTCAGCCAGCGCGCGGGCGTATTTGCTCCCGGCCCGGATGGTGCGCTCATCCACCGACAGGTTGCCATGATAGAGTTCCTCTAAAATCCTTCGCATAACTGCCACCTCCGCCCAGACAGTAGCATAGCTTCGTTCTGAAAGGAAGGAATTCAAAAAATCTTTTGAGAAAAGACCGGTATGAGCTTGCTTTTTGACCACCTGTGCGTAAGCTGTGACTCAGCCGCGAGGCACATAACATTACGGGAGGTATTCATCATGGAATGCGGAAAGCTCACAGCGAAACTTCGGGACGCAGTGCCGGTTTGCTTCATCGAGAACGGCAAGGAGGTCAAGCGCTTCAAGAACATCGAAATCCCCGACGAAATCAAGAAGCTGCCCTATCAGGACTTCGAATTCAGCGTACCGGTTGCCGGAGCCATTACCTTCAAGATCATGTTCGAGGAAGGCGTTTTGCCGAAGGTCTGGCCGGAGGCGCGGACGCGCAAGAGCCGGAAAGCAAGCCCGGAAGAAGCACCTATGCCGGAAAGAATCGCAGCTGGGCTTCAGGCGGCATTGGCGCAGGCAGAGGCCGAGGGCCAGCCTGTGGCGGAAATCGCCGAAGCAGCCGCGCAGGGCGCTGAGATCACCACCGAACTGAATGGGCAGGAATTAACCATCACGGCCCATGAGCCGGAGAATATGGAGGCGGCTTTCAACGTAACCGGCGAGCGCCGTAAAGCGCTGGTAGAAACCGTCAAGGCTTTCGTAGACGCACCTGCTGTGTACCAGAACGCACCCAGCTTCGCCTATGTCATCGGCAACTACACGGTCAGCAAGACCGGCACAGTGTCCGGCCCGACCAATGAGGCGCTTATAGCCGCACTGAACGCGAAAGGTTTCATTGCAGAATAAGAGGTCTTGAAGCACATTTTCCCGGCTATTTGCCGGGATTTTTGTTCTTAAGGGTGTCCATTATTACACGATTTAAGAAGTTGAATAGAGTGGAAAGCGAAATTTCGGGGTGCGCATGGGCTGAGTGTGATTATGCTAACTAATGTCGGATAGAACATCAGCACTGACAATAAGTGCTGCAAGCGAGCTCATCAGATATGATGGGTTCGCTTTTCTTTATGCAAAACCCGGCCCATTACCGCCCTTGTCCCCCGTATTCCGCAGGAATACACGCTTGGGCCTGCAACATTAGCCGGGTTCGTTTGTAAAACTTTCGGATCATCCAAGCCGGGAATCAGTTTCCTATGGTTTTCCCCGGTTTTTTCGTGTAGCGCGTGTACGGCGTGTAATCTGTGTAATTCGTGTAATCCGTGTACGGATAGCCTCGGGCCAATACCACCACTGGCCCGAGGCATTCTTCATATCACCCTTCCCTTTCAATAGCCTGCTCCACCATTTGGATCAGGTTGCTCATCTTCATGCCCAGCGCTTCGGAAATCTTCCACAGCGTCTCGACATTGGCATTCGTGTGGCCGGTTTCGATCTCGGCCAGGTGGCTTCGGGAAACCGCCGCGAGGCCGGATAGCACCTCCTGCGTCACTCCCCGTTGCTCCCGAAGCTCCCGGATGATCCGCCCGGTTATGAAGTGATTGTACTGCATTTACATCGCTCCCTTAATGGTAGTAGGCGTCAGCCTCCATATAGGGGCGTGTTTTTTTCGCGAGATTTTTTTTCAGGATTGTCGGCATTCTCCGACAGAATTCTTGGCCAGGTGTGATATGCTCTAATCCAAATCATTAAGCGGGAGGTTACTCATATGGAATGTGAAAGCTGCGGACGTTCTCTGGACAATGGTGTTCTGGTTCTTCCTTGGGAGGATGGCAACAATCCGATGGCCAATGTTATCTGCCCACACTGCAGGCACAAGAACACCGTATATGGATACGGCGAAGACGATGATTGAGGGTGATTCAAAACAGCTTCGAGGAATTTGAAAAAGTGCGTATCCCTGCGAAAGGGATTACGGGAACCATAATCGATATTTTCGTAGGGGATGACAGTGTTACATACTACACCGTGGAGAATGAGGCATGGTTTCCGGCAGCAGCTCATCGTCGGGATCATCCTCGGCGGTAATGATGATCTCGTGGCCGCCATCCTTGGCTTCGATGATCTCCGTGGTGATTTCAGCGCCATCGGCGGCTGCCATTGCGTGTCCTATATGTCAGATGGGGTCACTTAAAATCTCTTCGGGCAGCCCTCCAGCTTGATGTTATGATGGGTTCAGAATGTGTTTTATGCGGAAAGGTATTTTACAATAGATATTATATACCTGAAATACTGCGATTACAAGGGTCTTTGTTTATTGCGTTTAGATTTGAGATGACGTGGTCTGCGATCCGCAGTATCCAGATATCGAAACATTCTTTCGTTCGCACAACGCAAGACGAATCATATTGTACATTCTACTCCGTGGAGCAACCAATTTTCAATTTGGCCTACTGCCATTACTTATGATGCCATCGGCAATCCGCTGAACGACGGTGTGTGGACGTACGAGTGGCAGGCAGGTCGCCAGCTGAAAAAGATGAGTCGCGATGGTCAGGCACTCACGTTTAAGTACGATCACAATGGTATGCGTGTCCAGAAGGTACTCGAGCACGACTGGTCCCCTGAGACCACGAACTACACATATCACGGTAAGTTACTCACCCACATGGAGGTGGAATATTTTGACTTTGACGAAGTTAGGCATACTGATAAACTTCACTTCTTCTATGATGGTCAGAGCCGTCCAGTGAAGATTAACTTTAACGGGAATATCTATACTTACCTCCAGAATCTTCAGGGAGATATCGTTGGCATTCTTGACAGCGCTGGCACGCTTGTTGTAGAATACAAGTATGATGTATGGGGCAAGCTGTTGAGCACGACTGGAGCGCTGTCTGACTCGCTTGGTGTACGCAACCCGTTCCGCTATCGTTGCTATGTCTACGACAAAGAATCTGGCCTATATTACTTGCGCAGCCGTTACTACAATGGATGTTGGCAGAGATTCCTTCATGCAGATGCAAGAATTGGAATAAACTACATTATAGGTGAGCACAATCTTTATGCTTATTGTTATTGCTTTCCAACAGTGCTTTGGGATGTAAATGGATATGAAGCAGTGGTGATTCCGGCACTAGGTTGCGTCTACACGAGCCAAGTGATATAATGGCACTATCACAACAAAGAGGGTGTCATCATGGAGAAATCACAGCATCGGCATGATATCAGCGACAAAGCATGGGCGATTTTAGAGCCAATGCTGCCGGGACAGCGAGGGCAATGGGGCGGCGTCGCGGAGGACAACCGTAGATTTATCAACGGAGTGTTCTGGATTCTTCGCACCGGAGCGCCATGGCGTGATCTGCCGCCGGACTACGGGAAATGGGGATCCGTTCATCAGCGGTTTCGCCGATGGCGGGATAAAGGCATATGGGCGAAGATTCTCGAAGCGTTGATAGACGACCCGGATTATGAATGGCTTATGATCGATGCAAGCCATTGCAAGGTTCAT